AGGAGAAAGTTTAATGTTTTTTGTTTACTATAATGAACAAGGTAAGATTACATCAGTATCTAATGAAATAAGCAAAAAAGAAAATTGCATTGAGATTAGCGAAACTTTATTTAATGAATTCAATGACGGTGTAAAAGAAATGAATAATTTTATTGTAGTTGAAGACATTAAACAAAAAGGAAAATTTCATGTAGTATCTGTGAATTATGATTCTAATACTTTGCAACAACACACAGGTATAATTAAAAAATATAATTCAATAGACAACGGTATCCAAATTGTACAAAATAAAAATAATTGGTGTGTAAATAATTTTATGGATGGTGCAACTTGTACATCTTTAACTTTAGGAGATGATTATATCAAAGAATACTATGTTGTAGATGCAAACAATAGGTTTATTCTACACGATACATTTAGTGTTAATCTAAAAAAACTAGCACAAGTAGAAAATATAAAAGTAGCAAATTCTCAAAAAAATAAAAACGTATCTATATTTACAGCAAGTTCACATATAGAACATATACACAGCGGAGATATGAATGAAAATAATTGATTACGATATAATTTATTTGTCATACGACGAACCAAATGCAGAAAAAAATTATGCAGACTTACTTACAAAAGCACCTTGGGCTAAACGTGTACACGGTGTAGAAGGATCAGATGCTGCGCATAAGGCTTGTGCTAAATTAGCAGAAACAGATAGATTTATTACAGTCGATGGCGACAATACAATAAGAGCAGATTTCTTACAACAAGAATTAGATTTATCTCAACATGATGATCTTAGTCAAAGTGTGATCAGCTGGTGTGGAAAAAATACTATAAACGGATTAATGTATGGCAACGGTGGTATAAAATGCTGGCCAAAAGAACATGTTTTAAACATGCGTACTCATGAAAATTCAGATCCAGATAATGTTGCAGCACAAGTAGACTTTTGTTGGGATCTTAATTATATTCAACAAAATAGTTGTTATTCAGATGTACATAATAATGCTACAGCTCAACAAGCATGGCGAGCCGGTTTTAGAGAAGGTGTAAAAATGGCATTAGACCAAGGAGCAAAGCCGAGCAAAGAAGATTTCCTAAATGGGCACTGGAAAAATTTACATAGATTATGGATATGGTTAATGATAGGTGCAGATGTAGACAATGGTTTATGGGCTATATATGGAGCCAGAGAAGGACTAGTGAAAACAATGTTAACTGATTGGGATTATGTTAATGTTAGAGATTTTGAATACTTAAATAGCATGTGGGAAGAAAAAGCAAAAGTGGAATCTAAAGCAATGCTAATAGATGCTATAGAAGTATTAGGAGCATCGTTAATAAACCAATTAGAAATTCCTATAGGACAATTACCTTTAGATGATCAACAAAGTAAATTTTTTAAACATGTATATCAAAATCCTAGTAGAAATCCAAAAGAACAATTTGTAATAGATCCAGAATGAATGATTTTAAAACAGTAAAAAAAGACTTAGATAATGTAGGTTGTGGTTTTTGTTTAGCAAAATGGACACAAGTAACTACACACCTCGGTGCAGGTATTACACATAGTTGTCACCATGTAGGCGCACATAAAATTCCACTAAATGAATTAGAAAATAATCCTAATGCTTTACACAATACTTCGCAGAAAAAACAAATGCGTAAAGAAATGTTATCTGGCCAACGTCCAGAGGAGTGTGATTATTGTTGGAGAATTGAAGATAATACTTCAGAATATAGCGATAGAGTCTTAAAAAGTTCTAGACCCTGGAGCCAAATAGATAAAGATAAAATACTACAGAATTCTTGGGATGAAGACATATATCCTAGATATGTTGAAATAAGTTTTTCAAATGTATGTAATTTTAAATGTACATATTGCGGCCCACCATTTAGTAGTAAGTGGACAGAAGAAATAAAATCAAAAGGCCCGTATAAACTAAAAGGAGTTCATTATAACACTATAAAACATAATGAAGTTTTGATTCCAGAACGAGAAGAAAATCCATATATTAAAGCATTTTGGAAATGGTTTCCAGAGGCAGTAAAACACATGCATACATTTAGGATAACTGGAGGAGAACCTTTACTCAGCAAGCATACAAAAAAGGTTATAAAGCATTTAATCAAAAACCCTCAACCAAATCTCAACTTTTCTATTAATACTAATGCTTGCCCTCCTAATAATATATGGAAAGAATTTATTTCTTTAATAAAAGAATTAGAAAAAACAAAAAGTGTAAAAAGTTTTACATTATTTACTAGTGCAGAAAGTTACGGCGAACAAGCAGAATATGCAAGAGATGGAATGAACTGGAATTTATTTGAAAAAAATATAGAATATTTTTTAAGTAATTTAACATCTAAAGTTGTTGTAATGAGTGCCTTTAATATTTTAAGTTTACCAACACTTGCTGGATATCTTAGATATATTAATATTTTAAAAAGAAAGTATAAATCTGATCGTGTTCTTATAGACTTTGCTTATGTCAGACATCCAAAATTTTTAGATATTAATATTGCAACTCCATATTTAATTGAAAAATATTTAAAACCTTGTATAATTTATGTAAAAGAAATGCAGAGATTTTCTGATTATGAATTTTTAAAAATAAACCGTATTTACAAAGATTGTTTATCTAATTTTGAAAACAAAAAAAATGTAACATTAGATAGATATAGATTTGTGCAATTTGTGAACGAGTATGATAAAAGAAGAGAAAAAAACTTTTTACAAGTTTTTCCTGAATTTAAAGATTTTTATAAAACGTGTGGAGCACATGCTAATGTATGATATTGCTTTCATAAGTTATGATGAAGTTGAAGCTGATGAAAACTGGAAAAAGTTATTATCAAGGTATCCTTATGCAAAACGCACACACGGAGTAAAAGGTATACATCAAGCTCATATTGCTGCTGCAAAAAAAGCACTTACACCAATGGTTTGGTTTGTTGATGCAGATGCAGACATCAAAGATGATTTTGATTTCAGCTATATTCCTCCAAGAAGAGATAGAGATGCTGTGCATGTATGGCGCAGCCAAAATCCTATAAATGATTTAGAATATGGTTATGGCGGTGTAAAACTTTTTCCAAGAACAGCAACTATAAATGTTGATGTAAATAAACCTGATATGACTACTAGCATAAGTAGTAAATTTATACCTATGCCTATTATAAGTAATATCACAGCGTTTAATGTAGATGAATTTAGTACGTGGAGAAGTGCATTTAGAGAATGTGCAAAATTAGCAAGTAAAATAATTGATAGACAAAATGAGGAGGAAACAAATGCAAGACTTAAAACTTGGACAACCGTGGGACACACTAGAAAGTTTGGTGAATATGCGATTCGAGGTGCTACCGCTGGTATGGAGTTTGGCCTTTCTAGGGGGTCTGATCTTCGGTTGATAAACAATTATAAATGGTTAAAGGAGCAGTTTGATGCAAACATTTGAATTGTTAGATAGATTTGAATTGCTTTATCCTACTAAAAGTAATTTAGCAGATTTGCGTAGAGCATATACTGATAAGGATTTAAGTAGTATTTTTCGACTAGTAAACGATAATAATAAAGAAGACCTACGTAAATTAGTTATGGAAGATAACACTTGGAAATTATGGCCTATATTAGACAGCTATGTAGAAACACAGTTTGTTGCAGCGTTTAAAAACTTCTTTGTCAATGAAACTAAAATATGGGACGATTGTTTTAGCAGAGGACAATTACAAAGTAAATTATGGTTAGTACAAGAATTGCAAAAACTGAATATAGATTTAGGAACTGTATTTTTGTGCGCAGGATGGTATGCAACACTTGCTACAATGTTATTTGAAAGTAACATTAACATAGATAAAGTTAGATCTTTTGACATTGACGATACTTGTGTAGACATTGCAGAAGTATTTAACAAGCCCTGGTTCAAAAATGAATGGCAGTTTAAGTCTTTAACACAAGATATTATGGATATAGATTATAACGAACACACATGGCAGTATTGGTCAAACAAAAATAATAGAATGAGTTACCCAATTACAGATATTCCAGATACAATTATTAATACAAGTTGTGAACATATAGAAGATTTTGCAGAATGGTATGCAAAAATTCCAGACGGTAAGCTAGTAGTGCTACAAAGTAATAATTACTATAGTATAGAAGAACATGTTAATTGTGTTAGTGATGTAGAGGAATTTAAAAAGACTGCACCTATGAATAATATAAAATACAGCGGCGAATTAGAGTTGCCTGAATACAAAAGGTTTATGATAATTGGACACAAGTAAATTAACAGTACGGCAACTACAGCAAGAAAGTGCAAGAGCTCTCAGTACAATGCAAGCAACTAACAATAACATATACCAGTTTAATAGACAGGCACATCATAATAGTCATAACTGGTATAAATCTGTTATTGAATGGTATATAAAAGAATACGGCGACCTACCAAGTAAAGTAGGACCAGGAAAAAATATAAGGTTGGTATTAGATGCATAGTATATATCCTGATAACCCAAACGGAATGAATATTGAATGGGTAGTTAGTAATGTGTGTAACTATAAGTGTAGTTACTGTAGAGAAGATTTATACGGCGGATCTTCCGGACAACCTCAGTATGATAAAGCATTAGAATTTTTTAATTATATCCATAAAGAGGTTCAACCAGGACCTAAATTATTAAATTTAACTGGCGGCGAACCTACAGTTTGGCCTAGACTAATCCCTTTTTTAAATGAATTAGATACAAGCTATTTTGTTCAATTAACTACAAACGGATCAAGGACGTTAAACTGGTGGAAAAGAATATTAGATAAATGTAGTAACATTGCAAGAGTTTGTATCAGTACACATTTAGAATTTGCAGACATTGAACACATATATAAGGTAGGTGAATTATTACACCAGAAGGTACAATTAACAATCTTGTTACTTGCAGATAGAAAAAACTTTGACATTGTCAGACAGTATTCAGATAAATTTAAAAATTTAGAGTGTAGTGTTTTTATAAAACCTATTAGAGATTATACAGGTAAAGCGCAAGATTACACAGAAGAAGAAAAAGAATTTATAAAAAATTATAAACATAGTACATCCAAGTTTGGTGATCTACCAATTCCTACCCATTTAGTTGTAGACGGAGAACCTAAACCATACAGATATGGATTTAAGATTATTAGTAATAATGAACATCAATTTAAAGGATGGAAATGCGGCTTAGGTAAAACTAGAATTGTAATATGGCACAACGGAGATATTAGTCTTGCACAGTGTAGTACAGCAAAAAAAATGAAATTAGGAAACATATATGAAAATAATTATAGTATTCCTGAAAAGCCAGTAATTTGCCAAACGGATTTTTGTGCATGTATACCTGATTTACGTATACCAAAATGGAAAGATGATAATGTACTCGCTTGAAAACATAAAACATGTACATTTAGAAGTAACACAAAATTGCCAAGCGGCATGTCCTATGTGTGATCGAAATATGAATGGTGAAGGCATTAATCCTCATATCAATTTAGATGAATTATCACTTAAAGATTGTGAAGATATATTTCCTATAGATTTTATAAAACAATTAGACACAATGTATATGTGCGGAAATTTAGGTGATCCAATTGTAGCACAGGATACATTAGAAATATTTGAATATTTTCGTTGGGCAAATCCTAATATGTGGTTAAGTATGAACACTAATGGAGGAGCAAAACCTGTAGAATGGTGGCAAAAACTTGCAGAAGTATTTGGCCGTAAAGGTGCAGTAATATTTTCAGTAGACGGATTAGCAGATACTAATCACATCTATAGACAAAACGTTGTATGGAAAAATGTAGAACGTAACATGCGGGCGTTTATAGGTGCCGGCGGTAGAGCACGTTGGGACTTTTTAATTTTTGAACACAATCAACATCAAGTAGAAGAAGCAGAAGATCTTGCTAAAGAGTGGGGAGTTGAAAAGTTCATGAAAAAGAAAACAGGGAGATTTGTAGATGCAAACACAAACAAAAAAGAAAAGCATCAAGCCAAAGACCGCAAAGGCAAAGATTCAACAGAGCTTAAAAAGCCTGACGCAAAATATCAAAATAAAGAATTAAACAAGCAAGATACACTTTTAAAAAAATATGGTAGTATGGATGCATACTATGACACAGTTCCTATCAAATGTAAAGTAAAAGACAAAGGCGAGATTTTTGTTACAGCAGAAGGTTTAGTTTTACCTTGCTGTTGGACCGCCGGTCGTATGTACAAATGGTGGCATAAAGATCCTAAAGTTGAACAGATATGGGACTTTATTGGAGATAAGGATTCTATAAATGCCAAGCACGGTATAAAACGTGTGTTTGATAGTGGTATCTTTGGAAAGATACAAAATAGTTGGAATATACAAGGGTGCGAAAATGGCAAACTGAAAGTTTGTAGTATGAAATGCGGAGTTGAATTTGATCCGTTTTCAGCACAGTTTAAGGAGTAAGAATGACGTTTACAATAATTGAAAATTTTCCGGATGATTTATTACAAGAATTAAAAGAAATTTGGAACCAAGGACAATGGAGAGAAGTTAAAGAAGCAAACCCAGGCAAGATGTATCATCATTGTTTAGATTCGAAACACCCTATTTTTAAAGAATTTCCAAAAGAAGTGAGTACGTTAGAGTACTATAGTAACCCTCCACGTACAGCAAATGGTCCACACTTGGATAGAGGTAGATGGAGTGCTATGAATATTCCTATTGAAATGGATCATGAAAATAGTTATTTTTTGACAGGTAAAACACACTTGTTAAAAATTTACAAAAGAAAAGAACATTTAAATTACAAAGAAGGACACACAGTAGATAATCTTAGAGGCCCTACTGGATTTTTTTATGAAGAGGAAGGCAAGTTTGATTATTATAATTTAGAAAAACCAGTTTTATTCAGCACTAAAACCCCTCATGGTTTTGCTAATAACAGTGACAAGCCTCGTGTGCTATTAAGCGTAACATTTCAATATACATATGAACAAATGCTTAATATACTTCCTCCAGACTGGTTCGGTGATGTTTTATAAATTACCGTTATCTCACATACATGTCGAACTAACAACTAAATGTAATGCTGCTTGTCCTATGTGTATGAGAAATTTAAATGGTGATATAGATCATCCAAGTTTAATAAAGACTGATTTTGATATAAATTGGTTTGACAATTTTGACTTAGCAAGTGAAAAGTTAACACTATGCGGAAATTATGGCGATCCGTGTGTACATCCTAGTTTGCATTTAGTCATAGAAAAATGGTTACAAAAGTATAATAAGCCTATACTAATGATGACTAACGGAGGAGCTAGAACACCAGATTATTGGAAGTTATTAGCTGAAACAGGAAAAGATAAATTACATGTTGTTTTTGGTATTGATGGATTAGAAGATACTAATCATTTATACCGAAGAAATATCCAATGGAATAAACTTATAGAAAATGCAAAAGCGTTTATAGATGCTGGCGGAAATGCTACTTGGAAATTTATAATTTTTGAACACAACAAACATCAGGTCGAAGAAGCAGCAAAGTTTGCTAGATCATTAGGGTTCAAAAAATTTGAAAAGATAAAAACAAATAGGTTTGAAAAAGAATATCTACCTGTATATGATAAAAATAATAATGAAGTTTATAGATTATATGAAGCAAAGATAGACGACAAACAATATACAGCTAAAAATCCAAACAGAATTTCTATAACTAAAGAATGGACAGGCGAGATTAGTTGTTATGCTAAGAAAGAAAGCAGTGTCTATATTGCTGCTGACGGTAGAATTTATCCATGCTGTAATACAGGATATCATTATAACACAGATCGTTCTTTAAATAAAGAAATTTTAGAATTACAAAATCAAATAGGAATACCAAATATTTCTAATACAAAACTTTCACAAGCAACAAAAAGTTTATTTTTTGAAACAGTAGAAGAAAAATGGAGTAGTGAACCTTTAAAAAAATGCAAAAAAACTTGTGGAGTGTTGCGTGATAATTTACATAAGGTAGAAATTTTTGAGTAAACTACATACATTATAAATACATTATGAGCAATAAAACATTACCATCAGAAACATTTTGTGCATTACCGTGGATGCATTTAAGCAGTCGCCCAGACGGAAAAATGAGAACGTGTTGTACATCAAATGCAAGTAGTGTACAAGACCCAGATTCAAACAAGAAAATTGGCGGAGGAGAAGTCGGCATTGTAAAAAATGATGACGGTGTTCCTGCAAATTTTAATCATACCACTTTAGAAGAAGCATGGAATAGTGGCTACATGCGTAACGTTCGTAAAATGATGTTGCGGGGAGAAAAACCTGCAAGTTGTTTAAAGTGTTACAAAGAAGAAGAACAGGGACATTTAAGTAAACGTAACTGGGAAACAGAATATTGGGGTAATAGGTTTAATATTGATGAACTAGTTGCAGAAACAAAAGAAGATGGAAGTATACCTCCTAAGATCAGATATATTGATTTGCGTTTAGGTAGTAAGTGTCAACTTGCTTGCGTGATGTGTTCCCCGCACGACTCAACAGGTTGGATCAAAGACTGGAAGGCTATTACACCTAAAATAAAAAATGAAAAACTTGCTAATACTAGCCAGTGGCATAACAAAGGTCGAAATGACGGAGCAAGTTATAATTGGCATAAAAATAATCCTCGTTTTTGGGCAGATTTAATGGATCAAATTCCACATATGTATCAGTTATATTTTGCTGGCGGCGAAAGTTTGATTATTGATGAACACTATGAATTGTTAGAAGAATGTATTAAACGTGGCCATGCTAAGAATATGGAATTACGTTATAATAGTAATGCTGTAGAATGGCGCAAAGATTTACCAGAATTATGGAGTCACTTTAAACGTGTGAGATTTCACTACAGTATTGATGCTTACGGCGAACAAAATGATTATATACGCTATCCAAGCACTTGGGAACATCAAGAACGTGTGTTTCATATGTTAGATAATACAGCACCACAAGTAGAAGTTACTACAGCAACTACTATTATGGCACTTAATGTTGCATACTTGCCTGAGTTCGTAAAATGGAAAGTACAACAAAACTTTAAAAAATTAAATAAATGGCCATTAGGTGCTGGCGGAATAAACATGCACTTTGCATATTGGCCACCACAACTTAATGTAAAAGTACTGCCTGAACATATTAAAAAGGAAATTACAGACAAATATGAAAATGAATTTTATCCTTGGATGGAAGAAAATTGGAAACTTTTTACTGGTGTTAACGAAGCAGGTATTACTAAAGAACAATGGCTAAATGCACCCTATGGCATCAAACGCTTCAAAGGTATTATTAAGTTTATGAATTCAGAAGACTGGAGTGCTAGGCTTCCAGAAACAAAAGAATACTTAAATTTAGTAAACGAACGCAGAGGCTGGACTGAAAAATTCACTAAGGTATTTCCTATACTAAAGGATATAGTATGATAACTATAGGAATTTTTGGATGTAGTTGGTCTAGAGGCATAGAATCTTTTAAAGATAATTGGCCTTATGAACTTTCTGTTTTAAATAGATCTGTAATAATAAAAAATTATAGTTATGGCGCTACTAGTTTAGAATGGTCATACAAGCAATTTCAAAAATACAAAAATGATTGTGATATAACAATTTTTCAGTTTACTAAACCTTTTAGATTAACATATCAATTAAAACCAATTAATTTAAAAAAACAAACTAGAAATTTGTATACATTAGACTCAAACCAAGTACATAACAATTTACACAGATGGACAGCTACTAGAACAGAATCGGTAGGAATAGATCCTTACAAAGATTGGTTAAAACAAGGTGATGATAGAATACTAAATGATTATTATACATTAATAGATAAAATTAATAAAATATCTGATTATTGTTTCTTTTTTTATCAGCCTGAGAGGAAAAAATATAAAAAAATAGATTGTATAGAAAAAGAGTGTAGTAATTTTAATGACTATATAGTTGATGATCACTTTAATTTAAAAGGTAACAAATGGTTAGCAAATTACATAAACCAAAAGGTTCTGTTATGAAAGTAAACGAAGATAATTTTTGTATTGTACCGTTTGTACAACTGAACACTAGGGGAAAAGGAGATGCTAGAGTTTGTTGTAGTATTGAAGGTATTGACTTTGGCATTCCAAAAGAAATGACTCTTGACGAAATAAATTCAGACAACTATTCAAGCAATACAGATGTATACAACCTAAGTAAAGATAAGATAGAAGATTTATGGAATGGACCTTTTATGCGTAACTTCCGTATGAAAATGCTTAACGGAGAACGTATATCTAATTGTGATTTTTGTTTTAGGATGGAAAATAGTGGATTTGGAAGTAAACGCACTGGTAAGAATAAAAGATTTTTAGAACGTGTGAAGCCTCATCTGCAAAAGTATTACGAAGCAAATGGATATGTTGATGTTATGCCACAATGGTGGGAAGTGCGGTTAAGTACCAAATGTAATTTAAGTTGTGTGATGTGTTCGCCTAATCTTAGTAGTATGATGTACAAAGAATACTCCAAGTGGGGCGATAAAATAACAAACCAAATGCAAGGTAGTTTAGATATTGCAAAACGTTCAGGTGAAGAATATTTAAGTCAAAGCAAATTTTTTAAAGAACAAATAATGACAAATCTTGAACATGTATTGTACATGGAATTTAGAGGTGGAGAAGTATTTGCAGATAGGCACAGCATTGATTTTATTTGGAGTATTGCTAAAACAGATTATGCAAAAAATATTAGTTTAGATATAAGCACTAATGCAACATTGATAACAGATGAAATAGTAGATTTATTAAATCATTTTAAAGGTGGATTATTGCGTTTTAGTATTGATGCTGGACAAGAAAAAGATGAATTAATACGTTATCATACAAATTGGGATAGTGTTATAACTAGTATTGAAAATTCAAACAATTTACATGATAAATGGGAAATGGTAACACAAACTTGTTTGCAAGCTCTTAATTGCGTAGGACTAGTACCTATGCTAGAATATTTTGATAATATGTGTAATCGTACTAATAATGAAAGATTTCATTTAGGATTTACAAGTGTACGTGGTAAAGAATGGATGCGTCATGAGCTTGTACCTTTAGAATATAGACAAAAAGAAATTACTGATCTTGAAAAGTTTATAAAAAAAAGTTGGTTATGTAATATTAGCAAACACAAACGTAGAGAAACAAAAACAATACAAGGTTTAATAAAAGCATTATCAGCAAAAACAAGAATAGATAATGATCTAAACAAAAAAGCAAAGGAATATTATCTTAAATTGAACGAATTACGAGATGTAGATTACTGGAAAACATTCCCACACTTGGAGTATTTGAATGAATAAATTAGAAACATTATGCCCTGTTCCATGGATGAGTCAAAGTCTTAGAGCAAATGGAGACATACGTGTGTGTTGTCAAGCACAGCACGGTCCAACAGGGGGCATACTAAGAGACGAAGATGGAAAAGAGTACAATGCTCGTACAGCTGATCTTAAAAAAGTACGAAACAGTGAATTGTCAAAAGAAATACGCAAGTATATGATGGAAGGTAAATGGCATCCTGAATGTGTTCGTTGTCAAACAGAAATGGAATCGGGTATGAATGCCCGTATTGATTACGAAAATAAAATTTGGATTGAGCGTGGAGAATTTAACTGGGAAGATTTATTGTCTAAAACAGAACCTGACGGAACTATTAAAGACGATGAAATAAATTGTAGTTTTTATGATGTGCGTTTTGGTAACTTATGTAATTTAAAATGTAGAATGTGTGGTCCTACTGATAGTAGCATGTGGTACGAAGATCAGGTTAAACTATGGGGTGATAGTTATAAAGACAGTCATGGTAAAGTTAAACTTATAAAAAATGCCAAAGGAAAATACGAACCTGAAACAAATTTATATGATTGGCATGAAAGTGATCACTACTGGGTACAAATGGACAATAATATTGATCAGATACGCAAGTTGTATATAGTAGGTGGTGAGCCGTTAATGATTGATAGGCATTATGAATTTTTACAAAAATGCGTTGATCAAGATTGTGCAAAAAATATTATTGTAGAATATAATACTAACATGACAAATATACCACAACGTGCTTGGGATATTTGGAAGCATTTTAAACAGGTAAATTTAGGTGCAAGTATTGACGGAGTAGGTGACTTACAATACTATATGCGTCCGCCAAGTAGATTTGATAAAATACACGAAAATTTATTAAAAGTAAGCAAGGCTCAAGGTAATTTTAAAGTATGGATTGCGGCAACTATCAACATATTTAATGTATTACACTTTCCGGAATTTATGGAATGGATATTGTTAAACAAGATACCGCGTGTAAATGACGACGAGTGGCGCCCTATTATTACACCACATCCATTACACGGTCCAAAGTTTTACAATATACGTATGTTACCTGCCTGGGCAAAGGATCACATTAAACAAAAGTATGAAGACTATAAACCTCGACTATTAAAAATTATCGACGAAAGTGATTTTACTAAAGAACGTAAAGAAGCTAGTCGAAGAGATGCAGTAGGCTTATTAGATCAATACGTGGATTATATGTATGCTAAAGATTTTAGCGAAGCGTTGCCTATGTTTTGGAAAGCTACTAGAAAATTAGATAAAATTCGTGGTCACAGTATTGAAGAATCTATTCCTGAACTTTACGAGTTGTTAAAGGATACAGAACCACAGGAAGACTTATAATGTCTACATGTAGATTTGCTGAAAATGGATTTTACATATCTCCTCAACAGACTGTATCGCCTTGTTGTTCTATATGGTCTGATGATAATTGGACTTCGCCGTTTGAATCAGTTGATCAGTTTTTTACAAATCCAAAAATATTAGATATTAGAAAAGCAAGCATTGAAAACAGGATATTAGATCATCCTGCTTGTATTATCTGTAAAACAAAAGAAAATCAACAAAGCAGAAGCATGAGAACAAGAGGTGATAGATTAATATCGTCAAGTAGTTCTAATCATATAAAAAGATTAGATATTTCCTTTGGTAACACATGTAACTTAGATTGTGTAATGTGTAGACCAGACTTTAGTAGTAAATGGAATAAAGTTGTTGAAACAATGCCTGACGATATAAAAAGAGGTACAGGAAAAAAATTAGTAAAAAACACTACAATGACATATGCCCAAATTGATACGATATTAGATAAAGTTGGAAAAAAATTAGAAAGTATCGTAATTAAAGGAGGTGAACCTTTGTACGATAAAAAAGCACAGTATTTTTTAAATAAATTATCTGACATAAATCCTAATGTTGAATTAAGTATTACAAGTAATTGTACTATTATAAATCAAGAATTTTTGTCTAAATTTAAACGTTTATATATTACAGCAAGTGTTGATGGTATATTTGAAATATATGAATATATTAGAGGTACTAACTTTTCTACTATTACATCTAATTTACAAAAATTATCACAAATGGATAATGTCAATGTTCAGATAGCGTTTACAGCATCTGTATTTAATTTTCTTATACTACCCCAATCAATTAATTATTGGAAAAACATAGGAATAGAAAATTTCCAAGTTGATTATGCTAGAGAAAAATACTTATCACCTTTTTTGTTAGGAAAGAAAAATTATATAAAAATTGCACAAAGTAACCCTTACACTGAAGGTTGGAAATTCAAGAAGCCATTAAAAGAACATTATGAGCTACATGAAAATTATAAACAGTTTTGGAATAAACATCGTGGAATGGATTGGGACAATATAGATGTTTCTAAATATTAATGATATAAAAACTATTCAAATGGATCATACTAGTAGATGCCAACTAGCATGTCCTCAATGTGCAAGATTTCATGGTAGTCAAACAGAATTAAATCCTTACATGCCAATAAGTGATACAACAGTAGACGATTATAAAATTATACTAGAACCGTTTGAGCCCGACTCAATTAAATTATTCCATTGCGGAAACTTTGGTGATAGTATTGCAAGTCCTACATTAGATGATAGCATAGATTATAGTTTAAGTAAGGGCGTTAAAGAATTTAAAATGGCTGTCAACGGTAGTGCAAGATCAAAAGAATGGTGGAGAGATCTAGCACAAAAAAGTAGTCGTATTACTGTCAATTTTAGTATAGATGGATTAGAAGATACAAATCACCTGTACAGAATAAACAGTAATTTTAAAAAAATAATGGAAAACGCAAAAGCATTTATAGATGCTGGCGGTAATGCTCGTTGGTATTTTATTGAATTTGAACATAACTATCATCAAATTGACGAAGCAAGACGTATAGCAAAAGATATGGGGTTCCGCCAGTTTAATGCAAAATATACTGGAAGATTTGCAGAACAGCAACAAAAAGAAATTGCAACTAAAAAAGGTAATGTAGTAGAAGATAAACAAGATAATCATAATCAAAAAGACATGCAGGAAATACAACAAACTTACAAGAGCTTTGAAGATTATATTGAACAAACTCCTATTGTGTGCAAATATAAACAAGAACAAAGTGTGTTTATTGATATGGAGATGAAACTTTGGCCGTGTACTTGGATGGGGGCACCTGCATATTTTGGTCCTAATAATCCACAAAGAAAGAGTTTTGATAATTTTTTTAAATTATATGGAAATGATTTTAACGACATGCGTAAGTATGGTTGGGAAGTTCTTAACCACGAATTTTTTACAAGATATTTAGATAAATCCTGGAATTCTCAAGATGACAAATATAAGAGGATATATACTTGTGGTAGAACCTGCGGAAACAAATTTGAATTTAGTAGCGGATACGGTAAAAATACAAAGCGAGAGCAATTATGAGTGATACATTTTGTCCATTGTTATATACAGGTATAGCAACTGATCCAAGTGGTGGATATCGTCCTTGTTGTAGATTTAGACAAACTGATAGCTTCCGTGGTTCTTTAAGTGATTATAAATCAAGTGAAATGTACAAAAAATTAGAACAAGATTTTTTAACAGGTGTTTGGCCTAAAGGTTGTATAGATTGCGAAAAAAATGAAGAACGTAATGGACAAAGCAAACGTTTGAGAGAAATAGCAAATTATAAAAGCAAGTATAAACAAGAACTAGATTTAAACCACTTAAAATCAATTAAGTATGATTTAGTTGATCTTAGGCTTAGTAACAAATGTAATTTAGGATGCTTATCTTGTAATCCTAAAAGCAGTAGTTTAATTTTTGATGAATTAAAAAAACATACAGATGAACATCTTAGACATATGGAAATAATTTTTAACGGTGTAAAGGAACTTAATTTAACAACTCCATACCCTGATAAAGAAATTAATAAATTATTTGACTGTGTTGATAAAACTTCAAGAATATATTTTACCGGTGGCGAACCTAGTATTGTAAAAGGTGCGTTAAAATTTTTACAAAGATTGATAGATGAAGGATATAATGAAACTGTTGTATTAGAATTTAACAGTAATTTCCAAACATATAATCCTAAGTTCATTGATTTGTTAAGTCATTTTCCGAAAGGATTAATGCTACCGAGTATTGATGCAATAGGTACACGAGCTGAATATATTAGGTATCCTTCAGATTGGAATCAAATTCAAAAAAATATTAAACTTTTTACAGAAAAATGTCCTACCTGGAAAATGCGTTTCGCTCCAACTATAAGTATTTTAAATATATTCTATTTAGATGAACTTGTAGAGTTTTGCAAAAAAAATAATTATGATTATAGTTTTATTAATATACTTTTTGGACCAGAATATTTTAACATTACAATTATGCCTGATAAATGGAAAGACATTGCTTTGGAAAAACTAAAGCACATACCCGAAGCTAATGGTATTAGAAAATACATTTACAGTAAAGAAACTAATTTAGATAGATTGCAGGCATGTAGAACAAATTTAAATCGAGGTGATAAAATTAGAAATAATGATTTTCGGAAAGTTTTACCAGAGTTAATGGAGATGTTTAACGAATGCTTGTAATAGGAAATAAAACATATGGATTAGCAAATAGTATTGCAAAACTTTATCCTTCTGCTGAATATTATAGTAGAACATCGGGATATAATTTAGGAAAACGCGATATAAGAGAACAAGTAGCAAAAAAATCACTTGATCATGAAATAGTAATTTTATGTAGTGCTTTAGGAGATTTTAGTCAGGTTCTTCTTGCAGAAGCTATTGCTAAAGAATGGGTTAATGCTAACCATAAAGGTTATCTAATAGCACTAGGCTCAAGTGCTGATACACCAGTAAAAGGAACAAAATGGATTTATCCTGTTGAGAAAAAAGCTCTTAGAGCATATATGAGACAACTTAGCCAAGCTGTAAGTAGTGACACTCCGACAGATTTTAAGATAACATACATTGCTCCTGGCAATATGCATACTCCTAGACAAGATGATAAGATGCCTGATACACTAAAATTAAATACCGATTATGTTGCAGGAATTATCAAATGGCTAATAGAACAACCTCATAATGTTAATATCAGTGAATTGTGTTTAGACAGAATTCAAAAAGAATAATACGGACAAGCGGTAGCAAAATTTTGTGATCTTGATTTATCCCAAAATTCTGTATGTGATTTGAATTTGTCTAATAAATTAGATTTGTCTTCGCTATTCATATATGTAATAATATAATTACATAAATCTTTTATTTTTTTATTTTTATAATTATAGTTAGAAAATTTGTTTTCAATTATTTGTTTTTGTGATTTAGGTAACACAGTTAAACTTAAATATAAAGGATAAGTTAAATGAGTAGGATTTAGTTGTATATTTCTTTCCTCTAACCATTCTAGCGTTTCAGGTAAATGATATGCATTATAAATTGTTATAGTAGGTCTTGCAACAACAGTCATACCAATTTGATCTGCTACTTCTACATATTTTTCTATATTAGTAAGTGCTTGCTCGTGTTTAGTTAAATGTCGTTGATATACATTTTCTTCTTTCACAATACTATCTAAACTTACAGCTAATTCTATATGATCAAATTCTTTCCATATGTCTACAATTTTCTTTTTAGGAAAAACAGTACAATTAGTACTATAATTTAACCTTATATTTTTTGCATAACCTTTTTCAACAGCATACTCTAATAATGTCCAATGATCAGGAATAATTAATGGTTCTCCGCCAGTAAATTTAATATACTTCATATCTTTTAAATGAGGGTATATACTATCTAGGTTTGCTTTTGTATGTTTTGTTTTAGAATAAGTTTTACCGTGATATTCTTTTTCTTCATCGAATAATTTAAAACTATATCTACTATCACACATTCTGCACATAAGATTACAATCATTACTAAGACTAAGTTCTAAATATTCTAATTTATATTTTTCTGTATCTACTGTATGAGCTCCAACTTTTGGATGTTCATTAAGACGCATACGTAAACTTTTTTTGTTATTATCTTCTTCTTCATAACACCGTGTACAGCCTTCTAATCTTTCTCCAGCCAGTATACGCTTGCGAAGATCGTTTTGAAAGTCGCTGTCAAATATATCTTGAATACTATGATTATCCAGTGTATGATCTTTAGGACGATGGTCCTCTAAGAATCTACAACAGGGTTTTACTCTACCAGTGCCGTCTACCATCTGGTGATTCCATAACACTGAACAAAAAGTTTTGCTGACCATAAATATATTTATATGCATATATTATTAGAGGATCAAACGTGGAACCAGTAGCAAGTTATTTTAAATTTAATCCTACAGGAGCATTTTCAGTAGATTGGTATATAGGTAAACGTTGCAATTTTTCATGTAGTTATTGTGTCGATTATCTACATGACTATACTAGTCCACATGTTCCGTTAGAAAATATGAAAAAATTAGTTGACCTTATATATGAAAAAGAAGGATCAAATGTGTTATGGAGTTTAACAGGAGGTGAGCCAACATTGAATCCAAAGTTTTTAGATTTATGTGCTTATATTCGTGAGAAAGGCCGCAAGTATATAAGTGTTACCACTAATGGATCACGCACATTACAATACCATAAAGACTTGTTTGATCTAGTAGACGGAATTACACAAAGTTTTCACTTTGAATTTATGGAGCACCGTATTGATGAATATATTGAAAAATTTATTGAACTTGAAAAATATAGACAAGAATTAAATACAAAGCGCAAAAAAGGCGAGCCTAAAAAAACACTTATACTTAGATTTATGGTCGAGACAGGTCAATTAGAAAATGTAGAACGTATGGATAAAGCATACAGAGAAGCAGGTATAACTAATATAGAACATAGATATATTAGACCTCCAGGTAAAGACAAAGGTAAAGGAATGCAACCTGAAGAAAAATATAATTTTAAGGATGACAACGACCCTAATCAAATTACTGACAAAGCAAAGGTAGAAAAAATTGAAACTAAAGAAGCAAGTTATTATGGACATAATGAAAAGGGTGCTATTAAAGAAATATATCGTAGTACAGCAGATCCTGACAAACGTAAATTAAAATTTTGGTTCCAAAATAATCAAGGCGAATACCATGAAGAAGATTATCACTATAACGAACTAAATTATGATAAGAAAAATAATTATGAAGGATGGTTATGTTGGGCAGGTGTAAAACATTTAAAAGTAACTCCGCCAGGAGATATATACATAGGCAGTTGCCACGTTGGCGGTAAACGTGGAAATATATATGAAAAAGATAGTATTGACTTGCCTACTGAACCTATAAGATGTAGTAAATGGAGATGTACTGATAATACAGACTTAAAAGTTCCGAAAATTAAAGATTGGGAACACTATCATCTAGTAAAGGATATGATAGAATATGGACAAAAAGGTACTTAAATTAGCTAAATTAGCAGAACCGTGTCAACGTAATTGGAACCTAACATATACTATACCAAAGTACCATTTAGATTACATTTGTAAGTCTGCAACTACAATGCCTACCAAGCAGAATAAAGATAGTTATGAATTATATTGTATTACAAATAGAAACGTAATTCAAAAGATTTTTGAAGCAGCATACAATTCTGATGATGTAGAACATACTTATTTAAAAAATCCACAAGCTAGAGCAAATGTGTTACTAATATGGACACAAAATTTAAATGAAGATAATGACCCTGACATTATAATGAACATAGGAATATCTGCAGGCGCAGCTAGTTTAGCTGCAGCTGAACTTGGATATAAAACAGGATTTTGTAAGTGTTTTCAGGTATATAAAGTACGTGAGATAATAAGTAAAGATCCTAGTCATTACCCCCATCTAATACTAGGTTTCGGAAAGCCTGATAGTAGATTTGATAGAAGAATTATTGTTGAAGATGGTAAAAAAGTTGGAATAAAACAAACAAAAGGTCCAAAGAATATCCGCACACACTATATAGATTGACAATAAAAATGATTGGTGTTATAATAAATTATGAATAATGAAGACCTAAAGTGGAGTAATTACGATTTTACAAAAATACCATTTGACGATATTGTCAGTGTGGGTCAACGCACTCTGCTTTATCGTGATATATTTACTGTATCCTGGCTCTTGGGAAGATTCTGCAACTACAAATGCTCCTACTGTTGGCCCTATGCACGTTCCGATCGTAAAGACCACCGTCCTACCGAGCTCTGCTTGCTTACAGTGGATGAAATCAAACGTCAAGCCAGACTCAACGGCTTCAATTCTTTCCACTTCTCCTTGTCAGGAGGAGAACCTACTTTCCATCCTGGATACTTGGACATACTAAAACATTTAGCTGATGATGTAGAAAACACAAACTACACAAGTATACATATGACATCAAACTGTTCAAGAAATTTGAAGTGGTTTGAAACTTATGTAGAGTATGCAAAGCCATTTCATAGGGCAAGTATTACAGCAAGTCTGCATACAGAACATGTAAACACAAAGGAGAAGATGCAGGAGTTCGCAGACAAATTAATCCTGTGTCAAGAACACGATGTACAAATTACAATCAATCAAGTTATGGTTCCAGAATGGTTTGAAAGAGATTGGGAAAACGCTTTATTCTTTCATGAGCAAGGAATCAATGTCACACTCAAGCCTCAATCGGATCCGACTGCGTCAAGGGTGGTTGATGGATACACTAGGGATCAGCTCGAAAAGTTATACAACGGAATGCCACAAAGAGCCTACACAGAAAACAAAAGGATTTGGGCAGAAAGACCTAAGCCGTCATTCCAAATACCTCAAGGAGTAGAAGGAAAACTAGATACAAGTATACCTTGGCATATGCAAGTAGAGCTAAAAGACTCTAAAGGTAAAAAGTGGTATATGGACCAGGCAGAACGGTTTAATGCCTTTAATTTCAATAATTTCGAAGGATGGGCATGCAATGCTGGTTACAGCGGAATAATAATACGGGAGCCTGACGGTAGCATAAAAAGAAGCTATTCGTGCCATGATGCACCCCTTGGTAACATCGAAACAGGTTTCGAACTGTTTAAGACACCTAAAACTTGTATAACAAAAAGTTGTGTAAGTTCAGCAGATTCAAAGATACCTAAAGTAAAAAATGAAAACATATAGTATACTAAGTTATAATAGGACAGGTAGTACTGTTGTAGGACAAATGCTTGCAGGATACTTTGGCAAAGAATACCAAGCAGAAATAACAAATATGTCAGACGTTCTAATGAGGTATGATGAAACTGGTAAAGATATTAATGTACCTTTTAAAAATAATTTACCTAAAGGCACATATGTAAAGACGTATGATATTATTGACAATGAAATCAAGAGAATTTTCAATTTTAAAAATCCTAAACCTTTTATAATAGGATCATATGATTACAAGCAAGAAGTAGACAAAAGAAAAAAATTACTACAATTTAATAAGAATAGTAACAATAAAAGTATTTTTAAAATACAACCACAAACTTATATGATAAATTTTAGAGATTTAGAATATTTAGAAGATTATAGTTTTATATTTTGTGCTAGAAGAGATTTGAAAGAACAAATATTAAGTTATCTTATTGCAATGGAAACAAAAATATTCCATATTGGTTATGATGATCAGGTAATAGATGCACCTAATATAACAATAAGTCGTAAAAACTTTGAGTATTGTTTAAAAGGATTAATTATTACACGTAATCTTTTTGAATATTTTAAAGAAAAAAAACAAATAGATAAAATTATCTTTTATGAAGACTGGCAAAACGATACTAATAAGATATTGCCGTTACTAGGTTTCAAAAATACTCCTACAAAAACTTTTCAAAAGATAAAATATACTGTAGGAGAAAAACATAAACTTGTAAATAACTTACAAGAAGTATATGATTGGATGGATAATGAAGAAGAATTTAATTACACCTATAAACTTTGAAGTTGATATAGAACGTTTGAAATATGATAGTGCTAAAGCATTAGAAAAATTTCCTTTCAATAATCATAATCAAATTTGTTTTGTTAATACATCTGGTGACAATTTAGACCCGTATGAAGGCACAGGAGATAGCAGATTAAGTCATTGTCCTATGTATAGACTTAAAGAAGAAGATTTTAACATATTCAACACGGCATTTAATAATACAATCTTTGAAGAAATTTGCCAACACTTTCCTTTCAAAATGGGCAGAATACGTTTAATGAAAGTTCCTGCAAAAAAATGCTACTGGATGCATAATGATCCGGGAATAGTACGCTATCATTTTGCTGTAGACACTAACGAAGATTGTTTTATACTGTATAGAGATCATGGTCATTATCATATTCCTGCTGACGGTGTATGTTATAAAATGGATACTGACGAACATCATACGGCTGTCAATGCAAGTAGAGATGATCGTATACATTTAGTGATAAGCGGAATATGATTAATTTTGAAAACTTTCATAAAACAAGACAAAGTCTTTCAGGATTTGAAGAGTATAAGATTGTAAACTCTTTATTAAAATCATTTGCCGATGCAAGAGCCAATGATACTACTATTTCACAGCCAAAGTTTTCAAATTGTTATTATGATATAGAATGGAAACTAGATTTTGTAAAAAATCCTGTAGATATTTTTGAGTATAGTTTTAATTGTTTAAGAATATATCTTACTTACAACCATGAAGAATTAGAAAATGCAAAATTTTTTAGGAGTATAGATTTGTTTTTTAAATATTTAAAAGATCATTTTGAATTAGATAAACGTGAATGGTTAGATAAAATGTATATGTATGCACAACAGAGTCAACATCACAAAGCACCTGTGTTTATAAAAAATATAGACCAATACTTTGAAAAACAAAAAATAATGGATGATATGAAATGTTTGATAAAATAACCTCACACTACGATCACATACATTTTACTCCTGATAGATTTGCAAAGAAATTACCTTTACTGGTAATGAGTCATGGTTCCGGAGGCATAAGTGATATAGACACAGATTTTGCAAAGATAGCATGTGCAAACGGATACCAAGTTGTAATAGTTGATCATTTTACAAAACGTGGTGTGAAAAGTCAAATATGGCATGACGTAGATAATATCTATCCTAACTTTGATGATAGGGCTTCTGACATTTATACTGTAAGTGCAAAGTATGATGCTAATAAAAAAATATTGTTTGGTATTAGTGCAGGCGGGACAGCATGTTTAATATGTAGTGCAGACTTTGATAAAACTTTTTTAGTATATCCAGCACTAGTTGGTATAACACAGCCAATGTTAGAAGCACATAAATTAACTATAGTAACAGGTAAAGATGACGATTGGACACCAGCGTCTCAAGCACATAGATATGCAAAATATGTAGATTTAGATTTACATATAGTTGATGGGTTTCATGGTTTTTTAAATCCTCGTGAAGATAGATTTATAGAAAATGTTTTAAGTTTACGAGATATTGAATTGCCAATTCCCTTCTTGGGCACATTAGAAAAGATTAATTATCAAAAGGGAGTTACTACAAAGTATAACAAAAAAAGTAGAGAAATTACTGAAAAAATGTTTACTTTGTGGCTATCTTAGACGCTTTAAACGCTGTTTTTGCGTACTAGCATAGGTGTTATTATACTCCGCTATATTGATACTCGGAAGCGTAAAAGGCGCTTGTATGACGCTCTTAAGCGGTGTAAAGCATACATTTTGCCAGCAGTTAGGGTCTTTGTTTACACCTATAAAATCACCTTTATCGTTGTGTTGTCTACAGGTATTACACATATCTTGATGTAATATCCATGTACGATCCTTGCTTATATAGTGTATTAGATCCTGCATACTACGTCTACGCATTAATAACTCAATGCTTATAAAAGCATAATCGTATCCTAATTCCATAGCTCTATTTACTTCATAAGGAATAAACCAATCTTCGCTCCAACGTGCTGTTCTGCTCGAACCTTTGTTTCTATAGTCTGGATGGTAATATGTTCTTGTACTACACCTTGCTGTATTAGATGGATAATGACCATTGTTCCAAAGACCACTAAAGGCTACTATATTGTTATCGTCATATAGTATTTCAAAGCTATCAAACTTGTGTACTTGCTTATCTAATCCATAATAATTTTTTGCATTACGATGATTATCATGTTGTTCTATCCATTTGCACAATTTTTCTAAATTTTCTTTATGTTTAGAAAAATCGTTTGATTGTAGTACATCAATTAATTTCATCTAAATTGTCTCTTTGTTTAATTTTAAGTTTTCGTTTAATGTAGCAAGCGTAGTCAAAGGCCAGCGTACCATATAACCTAGTTGTTCACATTTTTCTTGTGCTAGTAATCTACGCCTAACTCTTTCTTTAAATGTTAGGCTAGGATTTTTAGTTGAGAACCAATTATTATTTTCGTCATATTCTATACCCCAATGGCTTAGATTTTCACCGATTGGTGAACCAGGCAACACTACCATTGTTTTGCCAAGGTTAACTCCACTAATAGTCCCTTGTTCGTTGTAAGAACTTAGTCTTTCTAATAATGACAATGTCTGATTAAAATCGTCTTTAGTTTCGGTTGGATATCCTACTATCATAAGCATGTCGCATTGTATTTCATATTTTGTTAACATAGCAATAGTAAAATCTATATCATCATTAGATAGTTTTTTGCCCATGTCGTGCATTACTGATTCACTACCGCTTTCAATTCCTATGTGTAATTGTTTTGCACCTGCAATTTTCATTTTAGCAAACCATTTTTCAGTAAATTGATGTATAGGTCTACATATAAATTGTCCACTCCAAACAACACTTTCAGATAATTTACCACTTTGTTTAGCATCTACCATTGCATCTAAAAATTCTTCAAAGGCTTTTAAACTGCCATTGATAAGACTGTCAGTAAAATAAAATTCTTTACTACCAAAGTGCTTATGATGATGTATAATTTCATCTGCTAAACTAGAACCGCTTCTATATCTATAATGTTTCCATGCACTTTTAATATCGCAAAATGTGCAATTACGAACACAGCCTCTACTTCCTGTAATTGCAACTGCCTGATTTTTATTTGTATATTTGCTGAAATCGAAATCACTATAGTCTGGATTAGGCAATTCGTCTAAATTATCAATTTGTTGATAACCATCATATTTTTCACCTTTAAGTAATGCAACAATACTACGTTCACCTTCACCAGAAATGTATGCATCTGATAGTTTAGTTGCAATCATAAACTCACCAAAATTACTTGCACCGCTAATTCCAAAGGTACTTACACCAGGTCCACCTAGCATAATTTTACAGTTTGATTTTTGTTTTAAAACTTCGCATAGATCAACAGTATATAATACACTATTAACACTTAGTACACTTACACCTATCCATTCAGTATTTAAAGAAATTATATAATCTGTCCAATAGTGTAAGTGTTTTTTATATAAGTCTAACGCTGATTTTGAAAGAATTTTTTTTTGTTCTAATAATGGAGAAAGATCTAATGCGTCTTGTGAAATGTAACGTAAATCCGTTTGGAAGTAAGAGTCTATTTCTTTAAATTCGTTGTAATTTTTTTTAAGATCTGTATAAAGTTCTATATTAAGATCTATTGTATTACAAACAAATCCTGCTTTTTCAACACAAGGTTTAAGTGCAGCTAGTGCAGGACTAGGCATATGGTTAGCCGTACGTGGAGATGCAACTAAAGTTAAGCTCATATAGTATTTAAGTTAGTTTTTTGTATTATTAGATTAAGTTGGCCCAAGAACCGTTTTCGTAGCCCTGAAACTTATTATCTGTCGTGTTGTATATAATCATACCGTTGGCTGCTACAAGATTATCTCTTGCAGTAGTATCCATGTTGCCTAACAACATAGCACCACCAACATTTACTTTAGCTACAGCACTAGGTTCAATACCGAATCCGTAGTTACCTGTGCCTACATTTATATGCATAGTTTCAGGAGTACCTTTACTACCAACAGCAATAATAAATTCATCTTTACGTGCAATAGCAACTACTGGAGTCTCTGTACCACTTTGGTCAATTGATCTAAAAAGTATACGTCCAATATTATCAGTGCCTGCTAATGTTCTAGTAGTATCATTTGTCGTAATCCATAATCCTGAACCAGCTGATCCATTACTTTCTAAAACTATACGAGGTTGGGCGTTACCGCCTGTATTATTTAAATTGACTGTTAAAACACCTGACGTATCTTTATCTTGAATATCGTTAGTTTGTAAAATATTTGCAAATACAGATGTTCCATTAATTGTATTATTTACTCCGTCTACAAGTACAGTACTATCATCACCAAACACACTACCTGTCATATCACCGTCAAATGTACCTGTATGTGCACCTGCTGCGTTACCAATTACATTACCTGTAAATGTTCCGCTTACTTGCGCCGCAGGAATTAATCCTGTGCTTGCATTGAATACAACAGTACTGTCGTCTGCAATAATATCTGCTTGTATTCTTTCTGCTGTAATTTGACTATCAACTATTAATTGCCCTATATAAGCATTGTTCCAGTTTTTTGTTAGACTACCTAAATTATGTGTTTTATCAGTATCAGGAACCATGTGTCCTTGGATTGCTCCGCCTATTACTAATATGTCGCTACCTACGCCATCACCTAAGTTTACTGTACCAGACGCTGTAATTGTACCTGTAATATTAATGTTACCTGTACCTGTGATATCGTTATTGTTTAAATCTAGTGTTCCGCCAAGTTGTGGAGTTGCATCTGCTAAAAGTGAGTCTATAGTACCTGCAATAGAGGCATTTCCGCCAGCTGTAGTTCCATCACCAACATATAGTTGTTTGGTGTCAATTGTATATATTAATTCACCTTCTGCAGGTGTAATACCTAAACGTTCTGCATTGGTACCGCGTCTAACTTGTAAGGCCATCTAAAAACTCCTGATAGTATTGTTATATGTATTTATGCCTATCACTTTCTTTTCTTCATAAAAATTTGAGTCCGTTTTTTAATATCTCGCTTTACTTTAGCTGTATCTAGCCTAAAATCAATGTTTTTGATATTATTTTCATACTCTCTAAATAAATCATCAAGAGCTGTCTCGATATCTAAATTAGGTTTACTTAGACTTTTTTTGACATCTATATCCCATATTTTTCCGTCGTTGAAATATACCTTTACACTATGTAAATATTCAATAGGTACAACATCAATAGTAATATCTTTAAATATTTCTGGCCAGGCGTTAACTATATCTGAAGGAAGTTTTCCTTTATTAGCCATCCGCCGTAGTCTTTGACTTACGCTTTGTAGGAGCAAGCTCTTCGGCTTGTTCTCTAAGACGCTTTGCTTCTTTGAACATAGTGTCTGCTTGCGAGCGATATTGTGCTGCAAGATCTTCATCAGTCAAGACGTTCGGTTGATTAGTTCCGCTTGTATTTAATTGTACTGGATCAACTGACGTTTCTGCAGTTGGTTTTACTGTTTCACCTGTAGCTGGATTTTTCATAGCTAAATCAGCAACAGTAACACCTTTTTGTTTTGCAATTTGATCGTTTAACTCAGATAGTAAAATTGATGTATTAGTGTTAGGTGTCATTTCAACTTGATTAGTAGCAACTTTAATCATTTTACCTGTTTTATGAAATGCTGATAACATAATACGTCCATCTGATAAATGGGCTCTAGCCATTGCATCTGCAAATTCGTTTGCGTTTTGTGCAGTGTTAGATTCAATTAAGTTAATTAATGAATCGTGGTCAGCCGCATCCAATGATTCTGTAAAAACAACTAAACAGTTGTTAGGATCACCTGGTAGCACTCTGTATGCTACAGCACATTTTTTCTTATTATTTACTAATCTTCCAACATGTTTTAATGCCATACTATTCTCCTTTTGTTCCTTCTTGTGCAGGAGCTGCTGGTTGTTGTGCCGCTACCGCTGTAAGAAACGTTTCTAGTTTGTTATATGTAGATCCAACGGTCATCATTTCATTAGGCTTGAATGCACCACGTTGACTAGCAACATCAATAATTTGCTTTAATGCTGTTAAATCATTAATTGTTAACTCTGTGCTAGGTTGTTGATCTTTTGCTGGCGCTTGAGCTTGTTCTGGGGCTTGTGCGTCAGCATTTTTCTTGTCTTCGCTCATTTATTATCTCCTATGTGTTTATATAAACTACGCATATATTTACTTGTATTTTAAAAGTGGGCACGCCAAAGTGAAATAAGAAAGTTCTTTTGTATCTTCAAAGCCTATCTTACATACTGTTTCGGTACCACCTTCTGCCTTTATTGTTACACTTGTACCAATATAGTACCTACCTTTGAGGTTATCTACTATCCATTTTTGGATACTTCGTTCTAAATTATATCTTAAAGGAATACTTATGTATTCGCAATGAGGGCTAGGAACTCTAAGTTGCCTAATACCAAATAAGTTTAGTGGATTCGGTTCTTTTAGTTTTATCATGCCGCCTTTTCGTCATAATGTGCTGTTACACCAAATGGTGCTTGTAAGTCTTTGTCTCTATGGCTATGAATAATGAATACAGTATCACAATAGTCTGCATCACCCCAACTGTTCCATGGGTAACCATCTGTAAACATAATAAATTTCTTAGGTTGAATATCATTTTCTTTCATATAGGTCCAATTAACATCAAAGTCAGTACCACCACCGCCTATAATTTCATAATCGAGTAAATCATCGCCGGCTTCTGCACTAAAATCTTGTTCATTGTAAACTTTTGTATCAAAGCACCATAACTTAATATTGTAAGATTTGTATTCGTCCATAATACCTTTGATCTCACTAAGAAAGTCCTTTGCTTGATTATCACCAATAGACCCGCTCATATCTAAACCAATACAAACATCAATCTCATCGTCAAAGTCCATGCCAGGAAGAATTGCACCTGTGTGCCAACCTTTACGTGACGGACGAGAAAATGTAAAATCATGTCTGATTGTTGATTGTATTTGCTGACGTAGTATTTCACGCCAGTTCATTTTAGGTTCTGTAAGTTCTTTTATGAGACGTTGTACTTCTGCAGGAGTATTACCTGCACCTGCGGCTTGTGCGGCACTAAGCATACCTTCTTTGATCTCGTCTTTGATCTTTTTCATTTCCTCTTTGGAAAATTTAGGTTTCTTCTTACTTACTTTGTTACCGTTTTTATCTTCTTCTTCACCTGCGTCACCATCGCCTTCAGCATCATTGCCCATACCTTCTAAGTGTTCGTCAAGCATTTCACCTAGTTGTTTAATAAAGTCTTCACCATTTTGTTTTGCAGTTTCATATATATCATCATATACCTCTTCTGATGTCCACCCATCATATTTAAAATCTTGAAAACAGTCAATAAAGCTAGGTTTTTGACCAATGTTATCTCTTACAAGTAAATTGTTTACAATATAGTCTGCGGCAATATTATATAGTTTAGGATCACGATCTTCTCTACGCATTAAATGATCAAATACACAATGCAAAATTTCATGTGCAATAACAAATTCAATTTCTTTGTTATTCATTGCATTAAAAAATTGTGTGTTAAAATATAGGTTTCTACCATCAACTGCGGCTGTAGGTAACCAGTCATCTGCGGCCATTATTTTTAGGCGTGTCGCCATATTTCCAAAGAAAGGATGTCTTAGTAGTAAACCGACTCTAGCAACAATAATACGTTCCATAACATCTACACGCATTTCTTCTAATTGTTCTGGAGTAATATCTGGATCTGGTTGCCAGTGTTTTGTGCCTGCTACATTATGTAATACATCTGTTTTCATTGTGCCTATTCCCTATTGTTTATACTATAAGTATACACATATTTACACTTTTTGTCAAGTGGAAATGGGTGTTTTTTTAAAGAGATCACCCAAACTCTTATTATGGTTACGCCTGTTGTGCGGCTGTAATGTACTTTCCAAAACGCTCATGGAATTCATCAAAACATGCTACTTCATCTGGATCGATTGGAAGTGAATATTGTGTAAGAGCAAGTTTGATACCCATTACAACCAATTCTGTTTCAAAGTTATCCATTGCAAAACGTAAAAAGTTATTAACTTTATCGTCAAACTTTTTATCGTTTTTATCGGACGCTTCTTTAAGTTCATAGCAGAGTGAGACAGTTAAGGAATACATGGCACTGATTTCTTTTGTCTTCAACTCTTTTACTTTGCCATCCAAAATATCTGTTGGATTAGGCATAGATGCCGCTACTTTACGGTGTGCCATAAATTTTACAGCAAGGCCTTCGCCTACTGAACCACTAACTAAGTCAGTAGTTGTACTTTCGTCATCGTCATCTTCAAGCAATTCTGATACAAACGACCATGAACGAGGTGTTGCAAAAGAACGACTTGGTGACTTAGGATCGAAATCGTATAAATCTTTTTTACTAAATGTAAGGTAACCAACTACGTCAGCATGCTCACCATTTTTAACAGCCCACTCAAACCAGTCATCAAATGATACAGCAAGTTCTAAGTGAACAAATCTATTTGCTAACGGAGCAGGCATTCTGTAAGTAACACCTTTGTCAGCTTCTCTGTTACCAGCGGCAACAATAAGAACGTTATCAGGCAATTTGTATTGACCAATACGTCTATTAAGAATAAGTTGATATGCAGCTGCTTGTACACTAGGTGCTGCAGAGTTCATTTCATCTAAAAACAATACAACATAATCAAACTTTTTTGCAAATTCTTCTGTTGGCAGTTCTTGCGGTGGTGCCCAAGCCATTACATTATCATTTGCCGCATAGTATGGAATACCTTTGATATCTGTAGGTTCCCAAAGTGACAAACGAATGTCAATCAAGTGCGAATTTTTTAGTTGTTGTGTAATTTGTCCTACAATATCTGACTTACCAATACCTGGAGGTCCCCACATAAAGATTGGACGTTTTTTCTTAAATGCCCTAAGGATGCTTTTCTTTGCGCCATTGGGCGATACAGTACGTAGTGCTGATTGTTCCATGTTATATTCCTCTTGTTTTGTGTTCAGTGCCATATCTAATTTCTTAGTATGTATATATAATAGCACCACTTATAACAAAAGTCAACCTATTTTGGATTCTTTTTTCTGTCTTGTAAGGGCTTTTTGTAGCCCATATTTACGCACATCTCCGCTAAAAAGACTTAATTCCATAGCTTTTTTTTCGTCTGTAACTATGATAGAACGGTTACTTAAATAATATGGACAAGTGATAAAATTATCCATCCAAATAATAGTATTTGTAGTAAGTTCAAAATCTGCTGGATAGGGTATTTCGTATGTTTGCAAGTCAATTTCTTCTTTAATAAATTCGTAACCTACGTCAGTTAAACGTAATCCACCTGTTTCTTTATCTCTCGTGTTCTTCCACCATAGTGGAAGATACTCTTTGACAGCCAATTCAGTTATACTTTTGCCTGCTTGTTTTAAGAATACTTTAGTGTATGTTTCTTTCCAGTTCATTCTTCAACAGTTTCGCCTACAGTTAATTTTACTACTGTAAATAAGTCTGTTTTAAATAAGTTATTTAATTTTGAAGCAAGGTTGTGAGCATGGCCAGGATTAGAAAAACTTGTTTTCTTATATTTAGGTCCTGGATAACTAGTAAGAACATTAGAACTTTTTAAATTGAATGGCTTGTTCTCATAAAAAACAGCCCAGATAGCCTCGGCCTGCAAAACTTGCTCTGCTTTGTAAGTTTTTTTATCTATATGTTCTGCAATTACTGTAGGTTTTGGTCTACTCATATGCGTTCCTATCTTATTAAGTACGCATATATTTATCTCTTTTTAACCAGTTACCAACCGGTTCCGCCATCCATTGTTACTTTAATAACTTCATCATCACCTGAATTTTTACGAGAAATTAGTGCTTCTAAATCTCCGTTTAGTCTGGCCATTACTTCGCCTAATGTAAAAGCAAGTCTTTTTGCCTGTTGGGCTGTTAACTTTACTTCTTTTGCTTGACTCGCATCAGCACTTTTAACTTGCGAAATAAATTGCTGTATAGGTGCAGTATTTAATGGTTCATTTTGAGTTGACACGTGATAACTCCGTTCTCATTTCTAATTCTGTTTTAAAAGGACCTCTATATTCATATCTTTCAACAGTAATTAATTTAGGACAAAAACTTTTGACCCATCCTTTTTCAAATTTAATAGTATAGTAACCTGCACAATAAAGGCTTTTGCTTTTAGAACTTTTTGTAAACAAAGGTAATTTTCGTTTTACATCATACATATCGTTATATGGTAAGCAACTAGTAGGATATTGGTTTACAACTTTTTCGGGTTTTACTTCTTTAATTTCAAGTTCTTGCCAGCTAACTTTACTATTCAATGATTTTTGTATTTCTAAAGTGTCGTTAAAAAAACGACTTCCTTTTGAATCACTAAGCATATATTGCTCGTCATTAAAACTTATAGTTCCAATATTTCGTGTTTCGTCTGATAAAATCCAAAACTTATTTTTTACTATTTCTTTTGCTTTCATATCGGATACCTCGCTTGTAGTGGTTCTGCAAATTGTGCGGCTTGATCTGCAATACGTTGCATATCCCACTTAGCACAAAACTTCATAAGGCGCATGCCTACTTGTGTAACTTCTTTAGGTTTCATATGGTCTTCAATAACATCATTCATAATACTTCTAATATCACCAGGTTGTGCTGTCAAATCACATAGAGTAACATTACGATTGTAATCATCTAGTACACGATGTTCTTCTCCGTTGTGATCTACCCAACGTTGCAACATCATGTTATTCCAGTTGTAGCCTTTAGTATCTTTGTCTGCAAATGCTTCAATAAGGCCTACTTTATTCTTAGTACCTTTTTTACGTACACCTGGATATGCACTAAACACATTATCACTAGTGTCACCACGCATACACTTTTCAAACAACATAAATGCAGGATCAGGTGCAGGCCTTGCCTCTTTAGTTTTCTTATCTACAACAGGGTTGCCTTTGTCGTCAAAGTAACCTTCATGTGTAATTGTTACATTTTGTATACCGTTGTACTGTTTTACATTAGGTGCAATAAGTTGTGCAAAGTCACCGTCAGTACTAATAATAACATGGTTATCATTAGGGTGTGCTTGTACCCAACCTGCAATAAGATCATCTGCTTCTAGTTGTGGATGTTGCATTACAGTACAGTTAGTTTTGTCAGTTACAAAGTCTTTGAACTCGTCAAACACTTCCCAAAACACTTTATCTTCTTCTGCCTGTGCAGGAGTAAGTGCATCACGACTTTCTTGTCTATTCCGTTTGTAAGGCTCATAAAAGTCTTTGCGCCAGCTACGTCCTTCTAAACAAAACACAACATGATCTGCATTAAAGTCACGCCATGCCTTTTTTACACCTGATAATGTAATATGAAATGCCATACCGACTTTATCATCTATACTACCACGTACTACGTGTCTAGCACGAAAGAATGTATTTGCTGTATCTACTAGAATATAAGTTGCCATTAGTTTGCCTTTGTATAATTTATAGTATTATTGTAACACCAGATCTGGCTTGTGTCAACCACAAAATTCTTCTTGAATATACCGTTTCAGTTCGTGATCACCTACGTTTTCAGGTAATTCTTTCTTATAGAACAAACGATAACTATCAGAACCATATTTACCAATACCATATAGCTCTGTAGCATCATTGCCGTCCCAGTCTTTAAACTGTTCACTCATTCTATATAGTCTTTCTGCACGAACATGTTTCATTCCTAAAGGAGCGATAACTTCTTCTATTTCACTACGAGTAGCATGTACAAAACTATCTGCCGTACTCCATCTTTTAAAAAATGTAGGAAGGACTGATTTAACTTGTTTACGATTTGTACAATTTAGACAAATAACACCAACCATATGTTGCCATACATTATCTACCTGTTGCTGAACCATTAGATCATCACGCATCATTACCTCTTATATGTTGGTAATCTAAATATTGAGAACACCATTCGTAAAATGCTCTATCTGTGTCTGGCCAACACTCTGCGAACGTAGGATCAGTTTTACGCATTTGTTTGTATTCTGATCTAACTTGTTTTTCTGTCATCATTAGGAAACTTCTGATTTATCTTTGTCAATAGGCACAACATTAATATATCCCATTTCTCTTGCTGTGTTTACACCTTGTTCACCAAGTATTTGCATTGCAATAGTTTTAAACCAACCATCTACAATTTCCTCGTTTGTTTCACCTTTATATCCTGCATCAAGTAGTTCTTCAATAAATTGATTGTTCCAATCGAGCTCAAAGAATCCGTTCTTAATGTTTTCTGGATTAATTTGTGTATCCAAAACAGCGACCCAGGCTTCGCCTTTTGCAGTTGCTTCTTCTTTTTCTTTTGCAAGAATCTCTCTGCGTTTGTCTGCGTTAGTTGATTCTTCTTTAAGAATCTTAGGTTGTATACCTATTGCTTTCTTTATTTTATTCCAGTCCATTACCATCCTGCCTTTCTAATAGCATCTGAAGGATCTTCTTTTTTTACTTCTGCCTTCATTGCCTTTTCATGTTGTTCGTTTTTATAATGTCTTTTTGGCATATCTATCTTAGGTTCCCCAAGCATTTCCGAATAAGGATATGTGGAGTCTTGGTGTGAACCGCCAACCTCGCTCCATACATGCTTCGGCGACTTCTTTAACATTGAGATTGTATTCTTCAG